CTAATGGCTAAGATCCTAAAGAATACTACAATTACTGATATAGCTATATCAACTGTAGGTAAAACTGTACCAGCATCCGGTCAGATATCTTTAGAACCAAGCGATTTCTTGTTACTAGCAGCAGACGATGCTGTGACCGAACTTACCCCACTAATCAGTTCTGGGGATCTAGTTATAAATACTGGTGATGAAGACCTAATTGCTGCAGATGCTATCCAGTTTATTAAGTATTCGGATGATGCTAGAAACATACACTTTAAAGGTGATAATTTAACGGGGAATGGCTTTACAGCTAAAAATACACAGGATGCAATAGAAGAAGCTAAAGCCCTAGCTGCCGCTGCGGTATACCCACTAATCTTAGTACATAACGGCACAGTTGGCGATGGAACATTCTTTAGTTATTCAAATTTAACACCTAATACTGATATTATTATACCAATTAACTGCATTTTCTCAGTATTCACTTTTGCTAACGCCAATAGTAATGCGGATTATACCCTAAACTTTAGAAAAAACACTACGGTAGGTACGCCTTTTTATACGATATCAAAAACAAATACTAAATTCTTTACTCAGGTTCTACCTATAGCAGAAAACTTTAGTGCTGGCGATGTGATCACGGTTGAGTATGAGGATGATGGAAATAACTCATCTGATGCTGTAGTAGGACTATTTTTTAACGCTCTTTAAGGAACAACATGGCAATATACGTAAAAAATATAGACACTTCAAGTCAAGTAATAAGAGGACGAACTGTAGCTGTTAATGCTTATTTACTAGTGCCTGAAGCTGAAAGACCGTCATGGGCTGCTGACTCAGACCTATACGATAGGGTATCTAGCGACTTGATTATGTTTGCAAAAGCGGACGACGGTCTCAATGATATAACAGACTACGCAGAACAATGGGCATATTTAGGGAATTTGGTGCCCCCCACTGTAGACCTTAAAAATAAAACATCGGTAAGTGGCATACCCAAAGTTGCCTTATACAAAGGGGAAGGATCTAGCGGTTCTATAGCATCACATGACTGGACTGACCCGTGCACCTGGTATAATGACAGCACTAGGGTTACTGGCGAAACATTAACTCTTGATACTGGCAAAATATACGATATGGTTAATAGTAATATCATCGACCTAAAGCATGGGCGTGTAAGCGATGAAGACTTAATTGTTTCAACATACGAAGTAAAGGTGTATGATAATGGAACTGAGGTCACCGAAGATACAGACTACACCGTAGATTACGAAAATGGTAAGATTACATTTGACGCCGCATATACAGTTACCGGTCCAGTTACTGCAGACTACTCATATGAAAACGGATCTACGTTTATACTAAAGCCAGACTCAGGTAAAGTGCTAAACCTTGAACATGCCGAGATACAGGTGACAAAGAATATACAAATGAACAGCAGCTTTATTGATTTTGATATATGGGTGTATAACCCACAAGATTTACCGAATAAAATGCTATACAAAAGAAAAAGATACAAAAACATTAAGGATATATTAAATAGTGCAAACTTAGGACAGGGTAGTATCCACGCTGTAGACACGTTTACTAACGAAATTTTAATATTCCCATTTAACTACATTACAACCCAAAGTCTACTAGATAGCCAAGGTACCGAGCTAAGAATTAGCATTAGTGACGATCAACCCCTAACTGGTGAGTGGGCAACGACAACATTTTATATAACTAGTGAAGATGAATGATGAAACAAATAATAACCGTATACTCTAGACCAAAAAAGCTATTCCCACTATTTTCATGGCTAATTAGGCTATATGAGATAACAAAGTTTAGTCATGTTGCGGTTATGATACACTTTGAGGCCATAAACACAATAGCGGTCTTTGAAGCATCAGGCACTAACGTTAAATTTGTTAATTATAAAGATTGGATGGAACGTAACGAAATAGTACACGGATATTTACACCACGTAGACAAGACAACCTGGAGAAAGCTTACAGCATTTGCTATGAGAAATGTGGATAAAAAGTACGGAGTTAAACAGGTATTTGGTATGGCTTATGCTAGATTGTTCAAGAAAAAGAATCCTTGGGCAGACGGTAAAGCCAGCTATGTGTGCAGCGAACTTGTGGGATACATCTTGAAGCACGTAATGGGAGACAAACTGGACCTAAGTAAGTTAGAGTACGAGGGCCCTAAGTATTTACAGCGCTTGGAGGAAGAATTCAATGGCGAAACTTGATGAGAAAATCGACAAGATATTTGACGAAGTTATAGAGTTAAAGGTAATAACAATTAAACAAGAAGAGAATCTAAGAGAGCATATGCGCAGAACAGAGCTACTAGAAGAGCAAATGAAGCCGGTCTCTCGACACGTAACCATGGTAAAGGGCGTTATGCTGTTTATCACTATGCTTGCAACGGTAGCGGGCATCTATAGGAGCCTCGGATGATAGACAAAAGAATCCAACTGGATGTATTTGAAGACAACAATGGTACATTTACAGATCACTCTGTGAACGCCGTAGACTTCGTTAGAGACACTTTTGAGGTGACCCTAGCCACAGGTACCGACTACCTATATGTGGGCTTCTACAAGCCTGTGAGCGCCTTATACGCAGAGATCTCAACTGTTAATACAAACGCCGCCACAATGACCGTAGAAAGCTGGGATGGGACAGCCTGGACCGCAGTAGAGCATAGAGATGAGACAAAAGGTCTCACTAGATCTGGGTTCGTAACATGGACTAGACAAAACGTAGTTGAAGAAGACGACCGGGCCACGGTCAACTCTGTAAAGCAAGAATGGGTTCGATTTAGCTTTGACGTTACAACTTCAGCGACTACCTTTGCGGGCCTAAACCTGGTCTTTGCTGACGACGAGTCACTTAAGGTAGAGTTTCCCCAGATCACAGACCCACGAATCCTAACTAGCGGCTTTAGCTCAAATATAGTACACCACGTAGCAGCCAGAGACATGATTGTTCAGGACCTACGAACTCGCGGTTATATCAAGTATGATTCCGACAATGTGCGTGAGAACATGACCCAGTGGGATCTATTAGATGTATATGAAATTAAAGAAGCTGCCAAGTACGCAGCATTAGCCAAGATCTTCTTCATCCTATCAGACGATGTCGAGGACAACTGGTGGCACAAACATAAAGAATATGACGAAAAGTACCAACGGACAATGCAGATGGCTAGGCTTACTTTTGACGCTGATGATGACGGCGACCCAGAGGATACGCTAGAGAAGTTAGACGCATTTAAATCGATAAGGTTTACTAGATGAGTACAATTGTTACAGATTTAACTAATGGTATCAAGAGCACAATGGCAACGACCCTCGGTGCGGGGTACAGTGAACTGCCGTACGTAATTGATATCGAGAAGAATAATTTTAATACCAACAACAACCGCTACGGTGTAGTAATTGGACCCTCATTCCAAACCGAAACCGTAACTCGGCACGTGACCATGCTTCAGACCTTTACGATGGTTATCACGAAGGCATACATTGAAGACGGTATAAGCGACGCCGACAGTCAAGAGAAGAATAAAGAAGCGCAAGACCTAGTTTTAGATATTTATAAAGACCTCTATAATACTAAAGCTGGCGTGCCCTCAACGTTTCTTAACATTGTTGATCTTTCTGTTGCGGATGTTGAATACTCGGAAGACTCTGAGTATATGGTAATACGAGCCTCTTTTAACATATTATATAGATTTTCTCTATAAGGAGACTTAAATGGCTACAACAATTAAAAATAATACCGTTTACGCTGTTGAAATCGAAGACACTGAAGGCACTTACAAGGCCCCAACTGCTGCGGACAGTTTTGTTCAAGTATTAGTTGACGGCGGAGAAATGACTCCAGCTAAAGAGCTTTTAGATCGAAACGTATTCAATGGTTCAATTGGTAAATCAACCCCTCGTACTGGCACACGTACTGTTTCTGGCGCTATGCCTGTTGAAATGAGAGCTTCTGACGTCGAAGGTGACGCTCCAGAATATGACGCTCTTATGAGATCCGCATTAGGATCCCGCAGACAAAAGACTTCAGATACCACTACCAAGACTGGTCACACATCCACTGTACTTCAAATTGAAGACGCTGATATCGGCGATTTCGCTGTAGGTGATATGGTTCTTGTAAAAGAATCTGGCGCTTACCACGTAAGTCCCGTTACTGCGGTCGACACTACCGCTTCTGCTGCCAACATCACTCTTTTGGTTGCTGGCGCTGGCGCTTTCACTGACAACGTTGTGATTGCTAAGTTTACCACTTACACAGTTGCTGACACTGGTCACCCTTCACTTTCTGTATCTAAGTACGTAGAATCTGCGGTCCTAGAGCAAGGTGCTGGATGTCGAGTTAACAGTTTCTCTCTTGAGAACTTTACAACTGGTCAATTGGCTAACTGGAACTTCGGTTTCGAAGGTATGAGCTACGACCGTTCTTTAACGGCTCCTCCGTTCACACCATCGTATGACAGCTCTCTACCACCTATCATCTTGAATGCTTGTGTATATCAGGATGGCGTTAGTTTGGACGTTAACGAGTTCGCATTCAGTGTTGAAAATACATTGGCTTTTGCTACATCTACCTGCAGTTCTAATGGAAGAATCTCTGGACGTGCTTCTGAAAGAAACATCACCGGATCTTTCAACCCATACAAGCAGGACAACTCTGTAGACCAATTCGATAAGTTCGATGCTACTACTGAGTATAGCCTGTTTGCTTCAGCTTACGTACCAACTGCGGTTGCTGGTGAGTTCGAACAAGTGGTCGCTGTGTACATGCCTAATTGTATAACTACTGAAATCGGTGAAGCCGATCAGGACGGATTACTTCAGGATGCTCTTTCTTTCACTGCCGCGCGCGGTACTGATGGGACGACCAACGAAATATACGTTTGTTCAATTTAACCCTTGGGGGCTTCGGCCCCTAAGACCATTATCAAGGAGACAATAATGGCGAGAATATATAAGCTATCTGACCGCATTCCGGTTAAGATACATGATTTAGAAATAGAAATATCCCCCCTAAGCTTTGAGCAAAAGTCGGTTTGTCAGAGTTTAATCATGAGCGGCGATCACATGAAGGCCGCAGTATACGCTCTACAATCATGCCTTAAATCTGTAAAAGGCGTAGAGAACGCAGACGGTTCCCCATACGAACTGTTAATGGACGGCGATAAGGTAAAGTCCGAATGTATTGACGACCTGTTAAACTTATCCGAATCCACCGAAATGCAGTATGTTGCAATGTCATTAATCCAAGGTATACCCAAAATATTTGTAGACCCAATAACTGAAAAACCAATAAAGGGTGTATCATTCGTAAATTCTTCTGGAAAAAAGAAGCGGAAGTAGAGACTGAATGGAATCTCGGATTTGTCTGGGAGTATGTTTTTTGGAGAATACTGGACATTTCGAGCGTTTCTACTTACGAATTCGTGGCCACGGTAGCACTATTCCATGCCGCAGAAAAGCCGACAACCCTAGACCCTAGACTTTTAGACAGGGGTTTTACCCCAGAACAACTAGAGGTATTGCGAAAAACTGTAACGGAAGAGGTTGCGCAGTATGAAATTACAAGCCTTAATGTTCGTATATCCGGGGATCTTAGACGGTTTTCTTTTCCTGAATTTGATTATGTTACTAATCTGCACTACATATATAAGCAAACGGGAGCGCTACCGTATCCGGGAAGTATATCGGAACAACCGGCGAAAATAATAGAAGTATTTAATATAATGGACCAATTAATAATGGAGCGGCAACATCGAGAGATGGAAAAGCGGCAACGGGAGTTAAAGAAAAATGGCTGATATCAATATAGTCGTCAGGATGCAAACCGACCAAGCTCGTAGGGAAACCGACAAGTATAAAGATAAGCTAAGTGGACTAGAGCGGTTTATTAAAGGGCTACAAGTTCAAATAAAGAATACAACTTCAGCATTTAAAGTTTTTGCAGGTAACCTAGCGGCGAATCTTGTTACTGGAGCACTATTTAAATTAAGCAGCGCCCTGACTTCTGCCGTTAGAAACGCCCTGGACTTTGAGACCGCGTTGATTGGTGTCGGGAAAACCACAGGACTAGCGGGCCCCGAGTTGGATCAGTTAGGGAGAATTATACAATCCCTAGGTAAAGAGCTCCCGGTACCAACGAATGAGTTGTTGCGGCTGGCACAAATTGCAGCACAGTTGGGGGTTAGGGGAACCGAAAACATAACTAAATTCGTGGCCACTGCCTCAAAATTGGGGGTTGCTACAGATTTGGCCGCCGAAGAAGCCATAGTATCTCTAACAAAACTTCTAACAGTTACCGGAGAAAACGCAGATACCGTGGACGCGCTGGGTTCGGTTATTGTAAAACTTGGGAATACCATGAACACTACGGAACCCGAGATTGTAAATTTAGCTCTTGAAATAGGTAGGGCGACTTCAGTATTTAGTGTCAGTTCTACTCAGATCGCAGCAACCTCAGCGGTCCTATCAGAATTTAAGGTACGAGCCGAAGCTGGTGGTAGCGCCATAGGTAACGTATTCCGAGAAATAGAGCAGGCAATTGTTAGTGGTGGTCAAACTCTAGAAACTTTTTCAGAGA